ACGCACTTTCAATCTTAGGGAAGCAAACTATTATCGCCAACGGGCAGAGTTGGATGCTAAATATGCCAAGGAGAGTGTTGGCGTTGCTAGTACCTCCGATTGGGACGATTTCTGGCACAATTCTTAAGATATTAAATGAATCCAAACGACATATCGCTGGACACTCCAGCAAAAAGTTTTACATATGAAAAGATCTCCCGTCAGATCGAACAGTGTAACAATGTTTCTGAATTGAAGGACATCGCAAGATGTTATATTAAAATGTACCTGAAACAACAGGAAGTAATGTCGGCTTCATTTGGAATGAAACCAACAGTATGATCCCAAACTAAAATCACGGATGAAAAACATGGCTCTCAACCATCACCAGTGGAAACTAATCTACAATGCTGTTCGCAAACAACAAAAACATGAGATGTGTGGTAGTAAGTGGTATGATGAGTACACTGAGGTTCTAAACCACCTTTATCCGATGGCATACTCCGAATCATATTTAAATAATCCTATTGACAATGTTGACTAAAAAAGAGGCAGTCTGGATCTGCCGTAGAATGATTAAGATCTACCATCCAGACTACCGTGGAAATACTCCTGCAAAACAGGAGTATTGGACAAAATTTCTTGACATTCTACACGAACAAGGTAGAATAGATTCACACGACTACAAAACTTGGTCCTGCCCTTTCAAATAACATGAAAGAATTTGATTATGAACTCCCTTATGAGGAACTTGACTTCACGGATCCAGAAATTCGTGGACTTTATCGTATTGGAAGGGGAGAGCAAGGAGTTCTACTGGTACGCCCTTATACAAACGATATTTGTGCTCACTGGCGATTCGTAGATGAAGAAACTGCTACTAAAAGTTCTAATAAAATATACGAAATGTTCTGTGAGTATAAATCGCGGAAAGATTTCATTGGAATGGACATGGCGAGAAAATTCCTTGAGATGGGATTCACTCGTGCCAGACGGTACGCCAATCACTCTTCGGGACGCAAATATGCAAGCAATGGGAGTGTATCTCCCTGCGAGGAAGATTGCCTCACGAATGTCAAAGCAAGAGCGGCGCAGATCTTCAAAGTGATCCGTGATAAGGCTGCATATGATCCAGAGTATCAAAGTATGCGTAAAGAATGGAGATCTAGAGAATGATTATAAGTGAACGTCCTATGTTTGCCATTCCATTTCTTCATATGAGACTGGAAAACTGGCAATATCGTAAAAAAGTTTTGCTCAATCAACTTTTTGACCGTAGGACGATGCAGAGAGATGATAGTCTAGATCACCTGACCACAGATTATCATTATCAATTTGAACAGGGTGAAGAGGGAGTATATAATAGAGAAGTCGCTGATTTATTTGGTGGAGAGATTGATTACTTGATGGAAAGAGCAAATCTTTCATCGGCAGAAGTAATCATGTCTTGGTTTGAAGAGTCGGGGGAGAAAGATTATCATAGTATACATAATCACGGAGCAGAGGGATTTAGTTCCGTAGTTTTTGTTGACTATGACTCTAGTGTACATCAACCTACACAGTTTGTATGTCCTTGGGTGGGAACGGTTGAACAAGAGGTACTTGAGTTTGTTCCGCCAAATGTAGAAGAGGGTGATATTATATTTTTTCCGTCACTAATTGCTCACTACACCAGACCAAACAGAACTGACAAAAAAAGACTGATTCTTTCTTTTAATTTGAAGTGTAAACTTCATAAGGCACCATTCGAACGTTAAACCTATGTCAAACTACGTACAACTAGTAAGAAATAGACAGAAAGCTTTAGACGAAGGTGATATGGAGACTGCTGAGTCAATCTATGGAAAGATCGTAAATCTTTTGCAGTCGGGTAAGGTCACTGCAGAAGAATTTAATGAAGCAGCACAACCTTATTGACAAATAAAGGGATCGCATGTATACTTTGGCTATCGTATTATAGATCATGCATTACAAACCTTACAGTCAGGAGTGGCATAGATACCGCTACCTCAAAGAGGCTATTGATAAGTACCTTGATGATGGTATTGATCCAACTTTTATTATGGATGACATCAAGGATATTCTACATGTTCGATCTGAAGCAGCATATGCAGAATTTCAACGGATCAACCAATTAGAGCACTACCTATCAGACGAGTGAATTCTCTATAAGGTATACTCTAAATATTATTAGTACGGATGACCACACCATGCTATCTACCGCGTACCGTTTAAGACTTGAAGGTATTTGCAATAAGATTGCTAATAAAGAAGAGGTCTCTCTAACTGATATGATGTGGGCAGAGAAACTCGCCAAGTCATATACAACTGCAAGAGACTGGTTAAACAAAGCACGTCGTCAAGCTGCTCAGGATATTCAGGAGGGCAGCATGGATGATTTTATGAATAAGATGGGACTAGGTGACCCCGACCCATCTAATTACAAAACGGGGTTCGGTTCCGCAGACGAAATTGTGGATTGGTTTAAGCAAGACAAACCTGACGATTGGAGACAAAGAGATTGAAAGATCAAGACCTAGACCTTCAATATTTGAAAGAAGAGCTTGATAAATTGAAGGAAGAAGTTGCAAAACTTAAAGATGATGTTGAACGTCACTCATACCACAAGATCCCTGACAGGTACTGAAATGAAAATCAGCTTTTGATTCCAAAAAAGCTGGAAAAAAAATTCTGGCAATTTTTTGACTGTCAGGATTTTCACAAATTTCATGCACTACTTCTAAATATCCCTATAATGACGGCAACGACACAGATTCGATGACTGAACCCGTTAAATTTAAGGATTGGGGTGAAGGTATAGAGTTGCCTGAAAGGGTAACTAGAGAAGAAGTTCAGGAGATGATCGATGCTGCTATACGACAGCACAATCGGAATGCTTCCATTATTAGTATGTGTGTCGGTTGGGTGGTTCTTGCTTTATTTGCTGAAGGACTTCTGAGATTGATCGGTGTCATTCCTCCTCTCCTGCCATGGCTCAAAATCACATTATAGATTGGATAGGAGTCATAACCCTTTTCATATTTGGAGTGACTATGATTATCCAAGGTCACTTCATTTTTCATGGCAAACGTGGATACCGCCATTGTGAACGCGAAAAGGAAAAAATGGATAATGCTCGTAAACAAGTAGAACAGTTGTTTAGAGAAAAATGACTCCAGAAGAAAAAGATCAATTTTACAAGGAATTGTACGAGAGGACGCAAGAACTTAAAATTCAAACTTTGTTTGAAGAGCCTTGTCCTCTATATGAGGAGGATGATGACATACACTGAATGGATGGAATTCATCAGTTTTGTTGAAACTATCTTGTGGCTTTTTGTTGCTTGGTTTAGTGGACTTTGCCTTGGTTATCTAATCGGATTTAGAAACGGGAGCGGATGATGAATAGTTTAACGTTGTATACTATCATTATTTGGAGTATAATTGGATTATTTGTTATTTGGGGACTAACACATGCATATGGTTGAGGACATTGAAAAGATTGGATCAGAAGTCTTAAGACAAACTGCTGATCCCGTGAAAGAGGTAGACGGGGACATATCCTTTCACCTATACTTGAAAATGTCACTCGCCATGTATAAATATGGAGGTATTGGATTAGCAGCTCCTCAAGTCGGTGTCAGCAAACGAGTAATCGTCATCGATGATGGTGGAGATGCTTTTATGATGATTAATCCAAGAATTACTTGGAAAAGCAAAGAACTTTCTAGCTTCGATGAAGCCTGCCTAAGTGTACCAGATGAACACGGGGAGGTTATTCGACCAGTTTCTATAAAAGTAAAATTTCAGGATAAAACTGGAAAATATAAACATTGGAAATTGGATGGCCTGAAAGCTCGTGTTGTTCAACACGAAATCGACCATTTAGACGGTATCCTGTTTGTAGATCACTTAGAAAAATGAGACCAGAAGCAAAATTTCACATAGAGGAAGCTCAAAAGCAACTCAGAATGGCTCTGAGGTATGCATCTGAGTTTGACTCGTGTTCGGAATTGACGGAAATGACCAAAATACTCAATATTTTTGATAAATGGTTAAAACCCGAAAAATCCAAGAAACCAAAAAAATACGAACTCAATAACACACAATTTACCTGGAACAATGAGTATAGTTTTGTTCCAGCTTCCCAAAAGGAGGAAAATGTGTTAACATACGGCAGTACTCACTAATTTCATGACTTTATTTCTTGTCATTTTGTCTAATGCGTTAATTTATATTATCGTTAGGGCACAATTGTCTCGTAAATTCAAAAAAGGTTATACCATTTATTTGCGGGATGGTGATGGAAATAGTCAAACTTTGACTGATACTATTGCTTATCTAATTGAGCAAAATGAAGTCCTAGAAAAGAAAATTATGTACCTTGCTGGTGAGATGGAGAGTCAGTGGTTATCTATTGAGAAGATCAAAATGGTCACTGGTGCAGATAAATTCTGCAACGACTAATAACCCTATATAATCTGATCGGATCCAAGCATATGGAAAACAAACACGAAAAACGTAGAGACGCCCTTGGTCTCTTCTATGAAAGCGTGCTAAAACCAGATCATGAGTTGAGACAATGCGCTCACAATCAAAAATGCTACCATGAATTGATGGAGTGGCGTGAAGAAGTAATTAGGTATCTAGATGAACGACGAAACCAAGAGTTCCACTGAACAAAAAGATGATTATGAATGGATCGAGTGCAAGTGGGGAGATTTCCGAGTCGAAAAGAAACGATTTGGAACTTGGACTAGCTTTAGTAAGGAAGGTAAGGAACTCATCACAGGCCTTACGAGGGAGATTGTCGTTCAAGGAACACATTTTCATCAAGAAGGTGTCGCTACCAAC